GACCCCCACCCCCCGAAACGGCTAGATGGGACCCACTCCACCCCATACACCCTATTCCGCACAAATAATCCCACACTTTTCCAAACTCCTGTATCATCACCAAGCCGCAGTTGCGGTTTCTCCTCTCTGAGTTAGGCCCCCCTAGGGGGGCCTCTTTTTCTTCATGAGCGTAGTGAATGATGTTTTTAGGAAACACCCCCCGGTAGGGAAGTTACACCTCCCCTATTGCAAAAAAATATTTCTGTGGTACATTTCAGGTTCCTTCTTTGAAGTGCCTTGATGGATAACTACATCACCCCTGAAATCGACAGCGGACTGCCGCTACCCGCATCGGCCACTGAGGCCATGCCCGACCTTTCCCCACAAGAAGAGCTTGATATGCGAGTACGCACTATCAAGATGATCTCTGATTTGACTGGCAACCCCATCATTCCAGACGACGCTGACAAAGACGAAGCGCGTAAAGTTGCCCAAGTCATCCTCTCCGACCCCGCAAACACCCCCCAACTTGCCAAGTACAACAACCCAACCCTTGCATATCTCGCTGGGATGGTCGCGCAGCACGACACTTATATCGTGCAAGAGCTGGCCGAACTGAAAAAGTACGTGGTAAATCAGCTCGTTGCCGAGTCCACAGACACTAACCCTAAAATAAGGCTTGCGGCATTACGCGCTATTGGTGAAGTTGATGGTGTAGACGCCTTCAAAAAGCGTACAGAAGTCACTCACAAGGTGCAAACGCTCGAAGAAGTCGAAGAAGAGCTGCTCGAGAAGCTAGCCAAACTCGAAAAACGCACGATTGACGTGCAAGCGGTGGAGATCAAACGTGAAACTGACGCAAGAACAGATTGATCGCCTCAAAAAGCTGCTTCCGTACGCTGCTGCGGACGAAAAACGGCGCATTTTGGAGCTTTTAGACGAGTGGGACAGTAAAACAATCCAAGAAATTGGCAAAAACTCGCTACTTTCCTTCGTCGATCACGTCTATCCGGGGTACAAAGTTGGTCCGCACCATCGCCGTTTGGCTCGAATTTTTGAAGAAATTGCAGCTGGCAAGAAAAAACGAGTCATCGTTAATATTGCTCCACGACATGGTAAGTCTGAGCTCATTTCCTATCTTGCACCAGCGTGGTTCTTGGGTAAGTACCCTCAAAAGAAGGTCATTATGGCGTCTCACACTGCGGACTTGGCTGTTAATTTTGGCCGCCGCGTTCGTAACCTTGTGGGTTCAGAGGCGTATCGAGACATTTTTCCGCAAATAGAGCTGCAATCTGACTCAAAGTCAGCATCACGCTGGGGGACGAACTTCAATGGTGAATACTTTGCAATTGGTGTTGGCGGTGCTCTTGCTGGTAGGGGTGCTGACCTGTTTATCATTGATGACCCACATTCAGAACAAGAGGCGAAAACTGGGCGACCCGATGTTTTTCTTCCTGCTTGGGAGTGGTTCCAGTCTGGCCCTATTCAGCGCCTTATGCCGGGTGGTGCAATTATTATCGTGATGACCAGATGGTCTAAATTGGACCTGACTGGTCAGATTATTCAGCAGATGGGACGTGAAGAAGGCGTCGATCAGTGGGAAGTGGTTGAGTTCCCAGCCATCTTGAACGAGAAGCCTCTGTGGGGTGAGTTCTGGACGATTGAAGAATTGCTTGCTAAGAAGGCAGGCATGGATATTCGCTACTGGGAAGCCCAGTACATGCAGAACCCCGTGTCTGAGGAAGGCGCTCTTATTAAGAGAGAGTGGTGGCAGATGTGGCCAGAGGATGACCCACCGCCATCGTGCGAGTTCATCATCATGAGTCTGGACGCTGCACAAGAAGCCAACACACGAGCTGACTACAACGCGCTAACAACGTGGGGTGTGTTCAAGCACCACAAGACTGGGGCGTACAACATCATCTTGCTCAACGCCGTCAAGAAACGCATGGAGTTTCCAGAACTCAAGAAGAAGGTGCTCGAGGAGTATCAGTACTGGGAGCCAGATGCGTTCGTGGTTGAGAAGAAGAGTAACGGTGCTGCTCTGTATCAAGAATTGAGACGCATGGGCGTGCCCGTGTCTGAGTTTACGCCGAGCAAGGGACAGGATAAGATTAGCAGGGTAAACGCAGTATCTGACTTATTTTCTTCTGGGATGGTGTGGGCCCCTGACAGGCGCTGGGCACACGAGGTCATCGAGGAGTGTAATGACTTCCCTGCTGGCCTGAACGATGACTTGGTGGACTCAACAACACAAGCACTACTGCGCTTCAGACAAGGCGGGTTCATTCGTCTGCCGACAGATGAGCCAGAAGATATTCAATGGTTTAAAAGTCACCGTGGTGAACGGTATTACACAGTGTAAGGACACGACATGGAAAAAGGTTTATACGCAGCACCTCAAGGTTTAAGTCAGCTTGCTGAAATGGAACCAGAAGGTATAGAAATTGAGATCGAGGACCCCGAAGCGGTAAGTATCTCAGGCCCCGGGTTTGAAGTTGATATCGGCAAGGAAGAAGATGACTTCAACGAGAACCTCGCTGAACAACTCGATGACTCTGCGCTGGCGCAGCTAGCGGGAGATTTGATCGGTGACTTTGACAAGGACGTGTCTGACCGCAAGGACTGGATACAAGCATACATCGACGGGCTGAAGTTGTTGGGCCTGAAGTATGAGGAGCGTACAGAGCCTTGGCAGGGGGCTTGTGGCGTGTTTCACCCCATGTTGACTGAGTCAGTTGTGCGGTTCCAGTCAGAGTCAATGATGGAGACGTTCCCAGCGATGGGGCCTGTCAAGACTCAGATCATTGGAGCCATCGACAAGCTGCGTGAAGAGGCAGCCGCGCGCGTGCGCGAGGACATGAACTATCAGCTCACCGAGGTGATGACTGAGTATCGCAACGAGCACGAGAAGATGTTGTGGGCTCTGCCACTCGCAGGTAGCGCGTTCAAGAAGGTGTACTACGACCCAAGCGAAGGTCGTCAGGTCTCGATGTTCATCCCCGCCGAGGACATTGTCGTGCCATACGGTGCGTCTAATTTAGAGAAGGCCGAGCGTATTACTCATGTGATGCGCAAGACCGAGAACGAGGTCTTGAAGTTGATGGAGGCTGGGTTCTACAGTGATGTAGAGTTGGGTGACCCAGTCCATGACTTGGACGACATCGAGAAGCAGAAGGCGGAAGAAGGTGGCATGAGCGCCATACAAGATGACCGCTATCGCATACTTGAGATGCATGTGAACTTGGACCTGCCCGGGTTTGAGCATACAAACAAGAAGGGCGAGCAGACTGGCATTGCGTTACCATACGTTGTGACAATCGAGAAGGGCACCAGCACTATTCTCGCCATCCGTAGGAATTGGTATGAAGAAGACAAATTACACACAAAGCGTCAACACTTCGTCCACTATCAGTACGTGCCCGGATTCGGGTTCTACGGCTACGGACTTATCCACCTCATCGGCGGATATACCAAATCAGCCACGATGCTTATCCGTCAACTGGTGGACGCGGGAACTCTATCTAATCTCCCCGGCGGTCTTAAATCACGGGGGCTTCGCGTTAAAGGTGATGACACGCCGATTGCACCGGGAGAATTCAGGGACGTAGACGTCCCATCGGGTTCTATCCGCGACAACATTCTCCCACTGCCATACAAAGAGCCATCACAGGTTCTGTTCACGCTGTTCAATCAGATCGTGTCAGAAGGCCGCGCGTTCGCTTCGGCAGGCGATTTGAATGTGAGCGACATGAGCGCACAAGCTCCTGTTGGTACAACTCTGGCGTTGTTGGAACGTACATTGAAAGTGATGTCTGCTGTACAAGCACGCTTGCACTTTGCAATGAAGCAGGAATTCAAACTGCTCAAGGCCATCATCGCTGACTACTGTCCAGAAGAATACAGCTACGACCCAGTTGATGGTAACCGTCAAGTGCGCAAGAGCGACTACGACATGGTGGACGTGATCCCCGTGTCTGATCCCAACGCTGCGACTATGGCGCAGAAGATCGTTACATATCAAGCGGTTCTTCAGTTGGCTCAGACTGCACCTCAGTTGTATGACCTGCCCTTGTTGCATCGTCAGATGATTGAAGTGTTGGGTATCAAGAATGCTGCCAAGCTTGTACCGATTGAAGATGATGCTGAACCCATCGACCCTGTGCAAGAGAACCAGAATGTCTTGACTGGCAAACCTGTGAAGGCGTTTGTTGAGCAGAACCACCAAGCACACATTGCTGTGCATATGGCCGCGATACAGAACCCCAAGATTCAGCAAATGATGCAGATGAACCCCAACGCGCAGGCGATCATGTCTGCTGCAATGGCTCACATCAACGAGCACGTTGCGTTCCAGATGCGTCTTGAGATTGAACAGATGATGGGCACACCACTGCCACCGATGGAAGACAAGAACACTCCAGAAGGTCAGAAGCGTCGCATCCCACCAGAGCAAGCAGATCAGATCGCAATGATGGCAGCACAAGCGTCACAACAGTTGCTCCAACGCGACCAGCAGCAAGCTGCTCAACAGCAAGCTCAACAACAGATGCAAGACCCTGTGGTTCAAATGCAGATGCAAGAGTTGCAGTTGCGTCAACAAGAGTTGCAGCTCAAGGCACAGAAGCAGCAGATCGAGGCAGCAGAAAAAGCCGACCGCATCCGTGTGGAAGAAGAGCGTATCGCTGCACAGAAAGAAATCGCTGCTATGCAAGTCAGCGCAACCGCAGCTGCGGCCAAGGACAAGCTGGCCAAGCAGATGGAGTTGGAGGGCGTCAAGATTGGAGTTGATGCAGCCAAACATCGTGCGCAGATGGCACAGCAGCGCAATCAGAAACAACAACCCAAAAAGGAGAATAAGTGAGCGATGAAATCCGTGTGCTAGCACACGTGCAAAAGGAAATTCAGAAGACACGGCTTGAGCAGCAGGAGTTCCTTGCTACCGACCGTGCTTCTTCTTACGAAGAGTACAAAAAGGTCTGTGGGGTAATCCGGGGTCTTAACCTCGCAGATCAAATCATTAACGACCTCGTGCAACGATTGGAAAAAGAATGAGTGAATTCGACGTGTCCGCTGTGGACTTATCAGGCGTGCTGAATAAGAGCGCCGAAGAGAAGGCGAAACAACTGCCTGACCCTAAAACATTTCACTTGCTCTGTGTCGTCCCCGAGGCGATGGAAGAGTACGCTGACAGTGAAATCGGGATTGTGAAGTCCGCTGGCGACATCTGGCGTGAAGAGATGCTCACCCCCGTGCTATTCGTAGTCAAGGTGGGCCCCGATGCCTATAAAGACGCTACCCGCTTCCCAAGTGGGCCTAGCTGCAAGGAAGGTGATTTCATCATCGTCCGACCCAATTCAGGCACCCGCCTGAAGATTCATGGCCGTGAATTCCGCATCATCAACGATGACTCGGTTGAAGCAGTCGTGGAAGACCCCCGTGGTATCACACGTGCATCGTAAGGAGTAAAACATGCCGGATATTAAAGACGAATTTGAGTTTCCTGACGAAAAGGAAGCTAAGGGTAAACCCGAAGATGATAATCAACTTGATATTGAGATTGAGGACGATACGCCGCCGGACGAACACGCTGGCAAACCTCCTATCAGAAAGCGTATCAAAGAAGTTACCGACGAAGAACTAGACAACTACAGCAAGCAGGCTGAGCGTCGCATCAAGAAGTTCAGCAAGGGCTACCACGACGAGCGTCGTGCCAAGGAGCAGGCTGAGCGTGAACGCGAGGCGGCTGAAGCCTACGCTAAACAAATTCTTGACGAAAACAGACGTCTCAAGGAGCAGCTGTCGTCTGGCAGTAAGGTGTTGATCGAGACTTCCAAGTCTGCGGCTGAAGCTGAATTGAGCGCAGCCAAAGAGCGCTACAAGAAGGCATACGAGGCTGCTGACTCGGACGCCATCGTTGAGGCACAGGAAGAGATTGCCAAGGCTACCGTCAAGCTCGAACGTGCTGACACGATGAAACCCATCGAGCACAAAGAGGAAGAATGGGACACCCGCGCTAGACCTGAACCTGCCAAGCCGCCCGTACCCCGCCGCACGCAAGCGTGGCTAGAAGCCAACAATGATTGGTTCGGGTCGGACGAAGAAATGACAATGGCTGCGATGGGGCTTGACAAGAAGCTCCAAAAGGAGTATGGTGCGGAATATGTAGGTTCAAAGGAATACTTTGAAACTATTGATCGTACAATGCGCAAACGATTTCCTGAGTTCTTCGAAGACGAGGATTCTCAGAGCCACGAGGACGACGAGCCGCCTCCAAAGAAAAGAGCTGAACCGGCAGATGAGGATTATGAACCTCCACGCCGTGCATCAAAACCCGCTTCGGTGGTAGCCCCGGCTTCCCGTAGCACCCCGCCTAATCGTGTTCGATTAAAGGCATCCGAAGCTGCGATTGCTCGCAGACTTGGGGTTCCGATAGAACTGTACGCGAAACAGGTTGCACAACTTAAACGAGGTGAATAAAAATGGCTGAAACTCAAAACCGTCTAGATCGTGAACTGAGTTCGCGCCAGAAGACCCAGATGCGTCCCCAAGCTTGGAGACCACCTGAGTTGTTACCTAGTCCTGATCCACGTCCCGGATGGCAACATCGCTGGGTTCGTACCTCGACTATGGGCACAGCTGATCCGTCTAACATCTCCAGCAAGTTGCGTGAAGGATTTGAGCCCTGCAAAGCAGAGGACTATCCCGAACTTATGTTGCACGCCTCCACTGAAGGTCGTTTCAAAGGAAACATCGAAGTGGGTGGACTGTTACTTTGTCGCATTCCAGAAGAGTTTCTGAAGCAGAAGGCTGAGTACTATGCCAATCAGAACCGCGCTCAGATGGAATCGGTGGATAACAATTTTCTTCGTCAAAGTGACGCCCGGATGCCTCTGTTCGCAGAGAAGTCCAGCAAAGTGTCCTTTGGTTCTGGTTCTTAAATTTTTTGGAGTCTTAAATGGCATTTCCTACCGTTTCGGCCCCTTATGGTCTCGAAGCCGTCAATTCGCTTGACGGTAAGCCATATGCTGGGCAAACTCGCCTGATTCCCGTTGCTGCTGGTTTCGGCACCGCCATTTTCAATGGTGATACCGTTCAGATTGACAGCACCGGTTATCTGATTAAATCAACCTCTACTAACGCTGGCACCATTGTTGGTGTGTGCACAGGTGGTCAGTATGTGAACTCGAATGGTCAAACCGTTCAAGGTCAATACATCCCCGCATTGGCTTCTACAAGCGCTAACCCCGCTTATGCCTATGTGATCGACGACCAGCAAGCTTTGTTCAAAGTGGCTGTCGTGACTAGCGGCACTACTATGGGCACCGCAAGCCGCGCTGACGTTGGCTCTAACGTTCCCTTGGTGTTGAACGCTGGTTCTACCACTACTGGCAACTCTGCTTTTGCAGTGACATTGACCGGTGCTGGCACTACCGCCACCATCCCATTGCGCGTTATCGACGTTGTTGAACAAACTGCCTCTGCTCCCGGTGTTTACACCGAGTTGTTGGTGAAGATCAACGCCCACCAATACAACAACACTACTGGTGTTTAAGGAGTAAAACATGGCTATTTCACGCGCACAGTTACTTAAAGAACTGCTCCCCGGCTTGAACGCTTTGTTCGGCATGGAATACGCTCGCTACGGCGAAGAGCACAAAGAAATCTACGAAACAGAAACTTCTGAGCGTAGCTTCGAAGAAGAAACCAAACTGTCTGGTTTCTCTGCTGCTCCAGTCAAGAACGAAGGTTCAGCGATCCAGTATGACAATGCACAAGAAGCATGGTCCACCCGCTATAACCACGAAACCATCGCCTTGGGTTTCTCAATCACTGAAGAAGCGATTGAAGATAACTTGTACGACAGCTTGTCTGCTCGTTACACCAAGTCTTTGGCCCGTGCTATGGCTTACACCAAACAAGTTAAAGCTGCTGCCGTTTTGAACAACGGCTTCAACGGTGGCTACTTGGGCGGTGACGGTGTGTCATTGTTCGGCTACAACAGCTCGAACACCTTGGTTAACCACCCCTTGGTTTCTGGTGGCACTAACAGCAACACTCCCTCAACTCAAGTTGACCTGAACGAGACTTCTTTGGAAGCCGCCGTGATTCAGATCGCTGGTTGGACTGACGAACGTGGTCTGTTGATCGCTGCTAAACCCAAGAAGTTGGTGATCCCACCAGCATTGATGTTCACTGCCAAGCGTTTGTTGGACACCGAACTCCGCGTGTCTACCGCTGACAACGACATCAACGCAATCAAGCAGATGGGCGCAATCCCTGAAGGCTACACTGTCAACCACTTCTTGACAGACAGCAACGCTTGGTTCTTGACAACCGACGTGCCTAACGGCATGAAGCACTTCGTGCGTACCCCCTTGCAAAACAGCATGGACGGTGACTTTGACACCGGCAACGTGCGTTACAAGGCTCGTGAGCGTTACAGCTTCGGCTGGTCTGACCCTCTGGGTATCTGGGGTTCTTCAGGTTCTGCCTGATAAATCCGAAGGGGGCCTTGTGCCCCCTTTTCTTTTGTTGTATATTCAACCCATCCCGGGGTCCCCGGTGTATCTGACTAGTCCCGGCTAGACGACATGCAGACAGATGCACCTAACTTGCATGTAAGGAAAAGACATGGCACGCACTACCTTCCAAGGTCCAATTCGCTCTCTGGGCGGCATCTATCAACAAGGTCCCGAAGCTGTTGTTTCAATCACAGCTAGCACCACACTTGACCCCGTTGCTCACGGCGGTCGTATCCTCACTGTCGGCGGCTCTTTGGCCTCCACTCTGACAATCACTCTGCCTGCGATTAACACCAGCGCAAACCCCTCTTCTTCTGGCCCCGGCCAAGACCCCAACACCTTGAACAACGAAGGTGTGACTTACACCATCTGGGTTCCCACAACCATCTCTACCAGCTCATTGAAGATTGGTACAAACGGCACCGACAAGTTTGTTGGCACCATCTTGGGCGTGGACACTGACAGCACCAACGCTTTGGTTGCCTACACTGCTGGCTCTACCAACGACTTTATCAACTTCAACGGTACTACCACCGGTGGTGTTGCTGGTACTTGGGTTCAAATCGTTGCAATCGCTGCAAACAAATATGTGGTGAACGGTATCGCTTTGGGTTCTGGCACTGTCGCTACTCCCTTCGCTGATTCCTAATTAGGAGGTCGTAATGACCATGCAAACCGACGTAAAGAGTACGCACCTTAACGCGTCTGGCTCCATTTTTGCGGGTCGCACGCGTGTCAAGGGCTTCTCTATCTGTGCAACTGCTAGCACCGCTGGCACCCTGTTGTTGAAAGACGGCGGTTCCAGCGGCACTACACGCATTGAAATCGACATTCCATCTAACTCCAACCCCAACACGTTTTACACATTGGTGCCCGGAGAAGGTGTTTTGTTCACTACAAACGTGTACGCCAGCTTGACTGGTATTGCAAGCGTAACAGTGTTTTATGGCTGATACCGAGAAGAGCATTAACCTAGCTGGTCGCAAACTGATGGTTGCGATTCCAGCTTACGACGGCAAGCTGAACATTGATTCGGCTTTTGCCTTGTCCAATCTGGCCGTTCAGGTCCAGTCGTTGGGGGTTAAGCTCTATCTCACGCACCTCTCGGGGTGCTCCCTCATTACGAAGGCACGCAACTGCTTGGTTGCGGACTTTCTCAAATCCGACGCAGACACGCTTCTGTTTGTCGATGCTGATGTGGTTGTTACCGCTGATGCGATTCTCCGCTTGATGGCGTTGAGTCTGGATAAAGACATTACGGCAGGTATCTACCCTCGCCGTGGTATGGACCGCAAATTCTTCCTTGACTACTACCTCGACGAGAATGGTGGCTTGGAGTTTGACGCGAATGGCATGCTTCGTGTGAAGCGTATCGGCACAGGGTTCATGATGATTCAACGCCACGTGCTTGAGACAATGATTGCCAAGCATCCAGAGTGGAATTACTTCAACAACGTAGACAACCGTACTGACAGTGCAATCTTTGATTTGCAGATCGTCAACGGCGAGTACTACGGCGAAGATTATTTGTTCTGTGACCGTGCAACCGCTGACGGCTTCACAGTTTTTCTTGACCCCTCCATCAGCCTCCCACACGTCGGTACTGAGAAGTTCACTCGTGACTTTGAAGCAGATGTGTTGAAGCCCCTGCTGGAACAACACTGCACGCCAGTATTGAAAGTTGTAAATGGCTAAATCACCAGCATGGCAGAGGAAAGAAGGCAAGAATCCGAACGGAGGTCTCAACGCCAAAGGGCGCGCCTCTGCGAAGAAGCAAGGAATGAATTTAAAACCCCCTCAACCAGAAGGCGGCTCACGCCGCGACTCTTTCTGTGCGCGGATGGAGGGGATGAAGAAAAAATTAACATCGGCCAAGACAGCCAAAGACCCCAACAGCAGGATCAATAAATCCTTGCGGGCATGGAATTGCTGACATGGAAATGATGCTATGGAACGTCTTGCTGACTACATTCATCGGGTTACTAAGTTGGAATCTGAGGGAAAAATCAGCAGAGCTAAGTCGAATCACGATCCTGTTGAACAGGACGCGGGAAGAGATCGCTCGGGACAATGTGACGCAGGCGGAGATCGACAAGATAGTGGCTCACATCGACCAGCGTTTCGACAAGCTCAACGACAAGATTGACCTGATGATCCGGGAGAACAGAAGTGCCCTCAACTAGTCAGAAACAACACAACCTGATGGCAGCAGTCGCCAACAACCCAGACTTTGCAAAGAAGGCTGGCATCCCACAGAAAGTGGGCAAAGAGTTTGTCGCTGCTGACAAAGGTAAGAAATTCGGGGCTCGCCCTGATTTGCAAGGGGTGAATAAGCCCGAAACCCACCGCAGCAAACAAGCTGCACTTTTCAATAAAGGAGGCCAAGTCATGGCTAAATCTTCAGGTAACGGTATCACTAACGCCAAAATGGGCTCAGTCCGCACTGCTGCTCCTAGCCGCGACGGCGTGGTTTCCAAGGGTAAAACCAAGGGCACCCAAGTCAAAATGGCTGGCAGCAAACCTCTGGGTATGAAAAAAGGCGGCATGACCAAGAAAATGGCATACGGCGGCAAAGCCTGCTAAATAGGAGGCCATCATGGCACGAAGAAATGATCTAGCAGGGCTAGCAGCCCTTGGCGCTTTAGGTCTGCTCCTGAACAAGAAGCAGGACGGTTCTTCTGTGCCTGTGGAAGACCGAGTTGGTACACCTGTGGGCGGAGACGACCAATACAACCCAGATGTTAGGGCTGTAGACCGTAATGAAGATTACGGCAACGAAGGTCGTCGTGAGGGGCCTGTAGGTATCGGGCGTATGCCTCGTTCAAACGCTGCTCCCGCGCGCACACGTCCATCAACCTATACCCCAAAACCCGGCTCTGCTGGGCAAAAAGGTCCCGGGTTTGGCGAAGAAGCTGCATACCGTCAACAACAGTACGAAGAAGCTCAACGCAGAGCCGCTAGCCCAGAGGGTCGTGCAGAGCGTCAGCGTATGGAGCAGTCTCAAGCTTTAGAAGCTGTTCGCCCAGAAGAGTATTTGCTCGGCGGCTCTATGATGGGCTTGAAGGGTGTGGCGTCAGCGGCTCAAAACTTAGCACGCCGTCACGCTGCTCGTAATGTTGAAAAAATCCCAGAATACATTCAGCCTGCGATTGGTTATTCCGACCGTGCGCGATTGGCATATTCTGGCGGCGATCAAGCCGTAAAAGGCGCTACAAAACAGTTGCCCGGTCCACCCCGCCAAATCGCATACGAAGCTGCTGATACAGCCCGCGACAAGGTTACAAACCCACTCGCTTGGTTGGCTGGCCCTAAAGGCATGGACGAGTTCAAAAAAGGTGGCAAGGTTAAGAAGGCTGCACCCGCACGCTCTTCCGCATCTAGCCGTGGTGATGGTATTGCCAAACGTGGTAAGACACGCGGCAGAATGTTCTGAGGTGAATCATGCCCGAAAAGAAAATCCCACAAGATATTGATGGCGCGTCTGCTGGTCGTAAATTTAAAAAGAACGAACCCGGTTTGCCAGAGCAGCCCGGAAGCGGCATCAAAGTAGATAAAGACTACGATGACAAAGTCAAAAAATATAAAGAGGTTTACAACAAGCGTGACACAAGCACGCCCGTAAACCAAGCTCTTTATAACGTTGCTGACGCCGTTACCGAGCCAATCCAAAAGTTTGGACGCGGCTGGGGTTTAAGTGAAAACAAAGCCCAGCTTGAAGCAAAAGGCGAAGGCTTGAAAGCAGGCGGCACAGCTTCTAGCCGTGCTGACGGTTGCTGCGTCAAAGGTAAGACTCGCGGAAAGCTGGTGTAATCATGATGCCCAGCCGTGGGATGGGAGCCATCTCTCCCTCCAAGATGCCTACTAAGAAGGTCATTCATCGCAAGGATGACCCGAACGACGTTGACATGTATGCTAACGGCGGAGAGGTGTGGTCTAAACCACGGCCCCAAAAACTCGGCAAGTCTAAAGAATTGAAAGCGGATAGGAAACAGCAAGCTAAGTCCCGCGCACGTCGCGCTGGCAGACCTTATCCCAATTTGATTGACAATATGTGGGCTGCACAGGAGTAAATCATGGCTGAGAAGTGGATTCAGAAAGCTATCAAAAAACCCGGCGCATTACGCGCTCAACTAGGAGTCAAAGGTGATAAACCAATTCCTGCAAAAACTCTCTCAAAAGCTGCAAAGTCTTCGGGCAAGCTTGGCCAACGTGCTCGACTCGCTCAAACGCTTAAGAAAATGAAGTAATCATGGCAATCACATCCGGAACCTCTTCTTTTAACCTTGACCTAGCTGAGCTGGTCGAGGAAGCGTTCGAGCGTGCCGGACGTGAATTGCGTTCTGGCTATGACCTGCGTACTGCTCGTCGCAGCCTTAACATCATGTTTGCTGAGTGGGCTAACCGTGGTATCAACATGTGGACTATTGAGCAGGGCCAGATTGACCTTGTCCAAGGTCAGAGCACTTATGCGCTCCCCAACGATACCGTTGACTTGTTGGAGCATGTGATTCGTACACAGGCCAATCAACAATCGAATCAGGCTGACCTGACAATTACCCGCATCAGCGTTTCGACCTATGCGACTCTCCCAAACAAACTTCAGCAAGCTCGTCCAATTCAGGTTTGGGTACAGCGCCTTGATGGTCAAACGACAGCGCCAATCACGACTCTTGCGTCTGGCATTTCGGCTACTGACACTACGATCACGTTGACTTCAACGCAGGGCCTCGCTGCCGCTGGTTTTATCAAAATTGGTAACGAAACAATCAACTACACCAACGTCAGCGGAAACCAGTTGCTTTATTGCTTCCGTGGGCAAAACGGTACGACCGCCGCTTCCCATTCTGCTTTGGACCCCGTGTCGGTCCAGAACTTACCAGCTGTGACCGTGTGGCCCACACCTGATGGGGCTCAGTCATATCAGTTCGTGTATTGGCGTCTACGCCGCACCCAAGATGCGGGCGGCGGTGTGAACGTGATGGACGTACCTTTCCGCTTCATTCCTTGTATGGCTGCTGGTCTGGCGTACTACATCGCTGGCAAGATTCCAGAAGGTGCAGAGCGTTTAATGCTGCTCAAACAGCAGTATGACGAAGCTTGGGAATTGGCTGCGTACGAGGACCACGAAAAGGCAGCATTGCGTTTTGTGCCCCGTCAGCAGTTCTTGGGGAACACGATCTAAATGGGAAACAGATTTGCTTCTGGCAAATGGGCGATTGCTCAGTGCGATCGCTGCGATGGGCGTTATAAGCTCAAGCAGCTGCGCAAGGAGATCATCAAGACTAAGAACTATGCGTTGCTAGTCTGCCCAGAGTGCTGGGACCCAGACCACCCACAACTGCTGTTGGGTATGTTTCCTGTGGATGATCCACAAGGTTTGCGTGATCCACGTCCTGATCGTAGCTACATTACGTCTGGTACAACTGGACTTCAGATCATTAACAGCAACAGCACTGATGTGCTTGCTCAAGGTTTCCAAGGCGAAGGCAGTCGTGACATTCAGTGGGGGTGGAACCCTGTTGGTGGAGCGAGCTTGAGTGATGATGGATTAACGCCAAATTACTTGGCTTTAGCCGTGGAAATTGGTACAGTCACTATTGCAACGACATAAGGAGTCCCTCATGGACAAGAAAGACCTCGCACAAGATAAAAAGATGGCCGCAAGAGCCGTGCACAAGCACGAAAAAGCCATGCACCCCGGTAAGCCACTGACTAAAATGAAGGCCGGTGGTAAAACCAACAGCGATATGCTCAAGTATGGCCGCAACATGGCCAAGGTTATGAACCAGCGTTCTTCTGGTCGCGGAGGCTAATATGGCCACATACAAAGTCCCTAAAAAAGTTCCTTCAGTTGTGGTGGGCGAAGAGCCTGCAAAGACCACAATGAAGAAGGCCAACGTGTCTGTGGCTAACGTCCGCAGTCAAGACTACCCACCCACCAAAACTTCGGGTATTAAGATTCGTGGTACAGGCGCTGCTACGAAAGGCTTGATGGCTCGCGGACCGATGGCATGACCTACAACGAACTTTTCGCGGCGATTCAGTCTTATACGGAAAACCAATTTCCAGAGACTTATCTTGCTGATGGGAGTGCTGTGTCCTCTACGACACAGATCAACACTTTCATCCAGCAGGCGGAACAGCGCATCTTTAACACGGTGCAGTTTCCATCGTTGCGGAAGAACGTAATGGGTATAACCACAAATAACAACAAATATCTTTCGTGCCCCAGTGATTTTCTTGCTTCCTACTCTTTGGCGGTGATTGATGCTGACGGCAATTATGAGTATTTGCTGAATAAAGATGTGAACTTCATCCGTCAGGCGTATCCCAACACGAACGCCGCCTACAACGGGCTGCCCCGTTATTACGCATTGTTTGGCCCAACAACTTCGGGCACAACAATCACGGATGAGTTGACATTCATTCTTGGTCCAACACCAGACGCAGCCTACGATGTTGAACTGCACTATTACTACTATCCTGAGTCGATCACGACTGCGGGCGATGGGCGTACATGGTTAGGCGACAACTTTGACAGCGTACTGTTGTACGGTTCTTTGGTTGAAGCGGCTACCTTCATGAAGGAAGAAGCTGACATCATTACAAACTACAACACCAAGTACAACGAAGCGCTTGCAATGGCTAAACGTCTGGGCGATGGTATGGAGCGTCAGGACGCATATCGTTCTGGCCAGTATAGACAGGCGGTGACCTGATGGCGATTGCTCAAGGCGCAACAAACACATTTAAACTTGGGTTGCCAAAGGGTGACTTTGACTTTGATGTGGACACATTCAAGATCGCGTTGTACACCGGTGCAGCGTCGATTGGTCCTGATACGACCGCATACACAACTGACGGCGAGGCTGTGGCTTCAGGCTACACCGCTGGCGGTCAAACTCTCACTGTTACGCAGACACCTACAATTGGTAACCAAACAGGTATTGCCACGGTGTATTTGTCGTTTGCGAATGTCACATGGAATGCAGCTTTGACTGCTCGCGGCGCTTTGATTTACAAGTCGGGTTCTGGCAACCCAACGGTCTGCGTGCTGGACTTTGGCGGCGACAAAACCTCAACCACAACTTTCACGGTGCAGTTTCCTGCTGCTACCGACACAGCGGCAATTATTCGCATCTCGTAAGGAGCCCCCATGTTTAAAGATAAAGCACAATCTACAGACACCGTTGCCGCAGGCTTGGTCGCTGCTACCCAAACCGCTTCTGGCGCTAAAGGTGGTGGTGTATTCCATTTCCAATGTGTTGATAAAGACGGCAACATCAAGTGGGAAGAGACCACCCACAACCTCGTGGTGAACGAAGGGTTGCAGGACATGAACACCCAATATTTCAAAGGCAGTGCGTACACTGGCGCTTTTTACTTGGGGTTGATTACTGGCCCCGGTTCAGGCACTAGCTACGCCGCCACCGACACTTTGGCTTCACACGCTGGTTGGACTGAGTTCACCAACTATTCTGGCGCACGTAAATCTGTAACTTTTGGTTCAGCCTCTTCCGCTGACCCATCGGTGATTGCCACCGCATCTGCCGTGTCTTTCACGATTAGCAGCTCTGGCGGCACTGTGGCTGGTGCGTTCTTGTGCACCGTGTCTAGCGGCACTTCTGGTGTGTTGTTCTCTGAAGCCGACTTCCAATCGCCGGGCGACCGCGTGGTTGTGTCTGGCGATACATTGAACGTGACATACACCTTCAGCCTCGACGCAGCTTAATACACAGGGAGACCCCCTGTGCTTGGGTTTACCCCGCTTGCAACTGTACCGCTGGCTACATCCAGCGCGGGGGCAACTTACCTTGGTGAAATTGAAGAAGCGGCAGCCGCAAGCCAAACTGTTGTGGCGGTGGCAAATTTCACCACCAGCATCACGGAATCTTCAGTTGGCGCAGACAGTGTTGCAGTAGCGGCGTCAAATTTCTTCGCTGCTATTAGCGAGTCTGTCACTATCTCTGAGTCCATAGCAGCCCTCGTAGTTATTAACTGCGCAGTGCAGGAAGCTATTACAGGGTCGGATGTATTTTCCGCGCTGGTTGATTTTGCTGTGGCTATTGACGAATCGGCCACTGTATCTGAGCAAGTTGCGGCTGTAGCCACTTTTGTTGGCGCAATTTCCGAATCGGCTACCGGGGCTGACGTAGTAACTGGAAGTCTTGAATACAACGCCTCTATAGCTGAAACAGCCACAGGCCAAGACACCGTATCGACTTTTGTTGAGTTCATAGCCTCGGTCCTTGAAACGGTTGTTAGTTCTGATTCTGTCAGTGCAAGGGCCGTTGTAGCGGGGGTAATTGCCGAGGCGGCCACAGGGTCCGACAGCACAAGTGTTGCGGCTTCTACATTCAATGCGGCGGTGGCGGAGACGGTTAACGCAGTCGATCAGTTCTTGGCAGCAGCAGTGTTTCTTGCTACCATTACAGATAGCGCTGTAGGTGTTGACACAATCGTTGCGCGATTCCTTTGGGAGCTGATTGATGACTCACAAAACGCAGACTGGGCGACTATTGGTGATGCGCAAACCCCAAGTTGGGCAACGTTGAATACAGCGCAAACCCCAAGTTGGGCGACAATTAACGATGCGCAGACCCCCGGCTGGGGGATTGTTGACGACGCTCAAGGTGGCACGTGGGATGTCATTGGGACAGACAACGCTTAAAGGCATGGCATGGCAATCGTTCTAAAAGACAGAGTTAAAGAAACCACAGCTACAACCGGCACAGCTGATTTTGTGCTTGGCGGTGCGCCATCGGGGTATCAAACCTTCTCCGTCATCGGCGCAAACAATTTCACCTACTACTGCTGTTTTGACCAAACTACCGGTGCTTGGGAAGTTGGTTATGGGCAGTACACCACCACGGCTGGCGGTACGCTGGTGCGCACTACAGTGCTGTCAAACAGTGCGGCCACTACAAGCAAGATTTCTTTTGGCGCTGGCGACAAAGAAGTATTTCTTACCTACCCCGCTGAAAAAGCCATCTACGAAGAAATAGCTGGCAACGTTTTGATCGACGGCGGCCCAATCACCGTGATTGGCAACGGTGTTACTGGGTACACAACCTTCACGGCAGCGCTTGGCGAGATGTACGCCGACGTTAATTCGTTTGCGCAGTTCTACGCCCAAAACTTGAATGACGGCTCCGAAGCATCAGCCGACTTTGTTGCGTATAACGACCTTGGTGACGGGGTAAATAACTTTGTTGACGTTGGTATCAACAGCTCGAACTACAGCTCGGCCACATATCCCATCTTTACTCCCAACTCTGCCTATGCGTTCAACGACGGCGGCGAGATGTTTGTCGGTAGTGCCACAGACGACTTGGTATTGTTCGCTGGTGGTGTTGACCCAACTGATGAAGCCGTACGCATCGACAAGACAACTAAGGCTGTAACCACGGCATCTGATGTAAACGCTGGCGGTAACGTGAACGCTACTGGCGGTACTTTTACTGCGGCTGTTACTTCTACCTCGCCCTCTGTCACATCCCCAGCAAACAACGAATTTGTGACCAAGGCGTATGTTGACAACGTTGCCACAACCGGTATTCACATCCACACCCCCGTTGCGGCTGAAACAAGCGCGGCTTTGTCTGCTGTCTACACCCAAGGTGGCACGACTTTCAACATTACGCAAATCACCGGTGGCAACACTGTTGTAACGTCTACAACCCACGGGCTGTCCGTGGATAACCAGATTTGGTTGACCACAACTGCGGGTAATGGTTTGTCGATCAACACACCATACTTTGTTTACGCCACCCCAACGACAACCTCGTTGCAGCTCACTGCTTCGTGGAACGGGCCGTTGCTTACTGGCCTGACCAATGCGTCTGGTCTGTCTTATGCCACTCGTGCCAACTCTGGTGTGGGCGCATACCTTGAGTCTTCTGCAAATGCAACACTGCCTGTTGCTGGCGTAACTACCGGCGATCGTGTGTTGGTGTACAACCAATCCACATCGTATTGGAACGGTGTCTACACAGTCACATCGCTGGGTTCTGGCGCATCTAAGTGGAAGCTGACCCGTGCAACTGACGCCAACTACTACAGCCCTTCTGACACAAGTGGGTTGAGTGAAGGCGACTACTTCTTTGTTCAGTCGAACTCAGAGTCGTATGTGTTGACGACGCCCGGCATCATCATTATTGGGTACACCGGCATCACCTACACATTGTTCTCATCTGTGCCGACATATATCGGTGGCACGAACATTGATGTCACTGGACAAACCATTTCGCTGACCGGTACGGTTGCCGCCACTAACGGTGGCACAGGCACAAATACAGTCACAACAGGCGACCTGCTCTATGGCTCTGGCACAAACACTTGGGCCAAGCTGGGTATTGGTTCTGCTTATCGTTCTTTGGTTGTCAACGCTGGCGGCACAAACGTCGAATGGAACGCTGTCGCTCTGAACCAATCAGGCGCTGTTTCCGGTGCTTTGCCAGCTACCAACGGTGGTACTGGGATTACAGCCTACAACGTAGGCGAGATGGTCTACGCGAACACGACTACCACGCTTGATGTGGTAACTCGCAACACCACAACGACCAAGAAGTTCTTGAGCCAAACTGGTACAGGTACATCTGCGCAAGCGCCCGTGTGGGACCAACCCGCTGCATCTGACATCACCGGTCTAGCACCATCGGCCACAACAGATACGACCAATGCAAGCAACATCACTTCAGGCACTTTACCGACGGGTCGGCTTACTGGCTCTTACACAGGAATTACTGGCGTCGGCACTCTTACTGCTGGCACTTGGAACGCTAGCACTATTGCTGCTAACCGTGGTGGCACTGGCCTTGCCTCTTACGCTGTGGGGGATTTGCTTTACGCAGATACGACAACCACACTCGCTGCGCTAGCCGATGTTGCAGTAGGTAACGCACTCATCTCGGGCGGTGTCGCCGCTAACCCATCATGGGGCAAGATTGGCTTGGCCACTCATGTATCCGGCACTTTGCCCGTGGCAAACGGCGGCACCGGCGTAACTTCGTCCACTGGTTCAGGTTCTGTGGTGCTGTCCAGCAGCCCTACGCTTGTCACACCTAATTTGGGTACACCTTCGGCTGCTACGCTAACAAACGCTACTGGACTCCCACTGTCCACCGGCGTGACAGGTAATCTGCCCGTAACTAACTTGAATAGTGGAACCAACGCTTCATCAGGCACATTTTGGCGCGGTGACGGTACATGGGCAACAGCTACAAATACTGCGGGGTCTTACACTCGGACAGCGTTTACTGCTACCGGCGGCCAAACAACTTTTGTTGCAGCATACACAGTTGGGTATGTAGAGGTGTTCTTGAACGGCGTGCTGTTGAACGCCAGCGACTACACCGCAAGCAACGGCTCGTCTGTTGTATTGGCTACGGGCGCTACCAGTGGCGATATTGTTGAACTGATTGCATACGCCACTGGCACACTGATTCAGTTACCAATTAACTTGGCTAGTCAGGTGACAGGCACGCTGCCCGTTGCAAACGGTGGTACAGGCACGACAACATCTACAGGTACGGGTTCGGTTGTTTTGTCTAGCAGCCCAACACTGACCACGCCAAACTTGGGTACGCCATCAGCAGCGACACTCACAAACGCTACCGGCCTACCACTCAGCACAGGCGTTACAGGCAACTTGCCTGTTACCAATTTGAACAGTGGTACTGGCGCATCTACATCAACTTTCTGGCGCGGCGACGGTACATGGGCCGCTGGTGTTTCAGGCCCCACCGGACCAACAGGTCCTACCGGTCCCACTGGCGCTCCGGGTCCTACAGGTCCTGTTGGCCCTACCGGACCTACCGGCCTTACTGGAAGCCCCGGACCAACTGGCCCAACTGGCCCAACTGGCCCAACTGGTGCCCCGGGACCGAACGTTGTTACGACTACAACAGGTAGTGCACCCTATTACATGGCTCGCGCATGGGTTAACTTTAACGGCTCGGGTACAGTGTCCATATACTCAAGCGTTAACGTGTCTTCAATCACTGACAACGGTGTTGGTGATTACACGGTGAACTTCAGTACTGCGATGGCAGATACAAACTATGCCTGTTTAGTTTCGCAATCAAGGGATGCGGGCGCTAACCCACCAACTCCAGTATCAACTCAAAACATTGCCGGTACGTCAACAAAGACAACCAGCGCGGTTCGTGTAGGTACGGGTGGTAACACCGGTGCGTATGACCCAACTCAAGTTTCTGTGGCCATATTCCGATAACCGAGGCAGCAATGACAAAACGAATCATATATAGAACAGAAGAAGGCGGGGTTGCGGTCATCGTCCCCCTGCTGGATTGCGGGTTAAGCGTTGAAGAGATTGCTAAAAAAGATGTCCCACAAGGTTTGCCATACGCTATTGTTGATACGGAATCTGTACCTTCGGATAGAACTTTTCGTGCGGCTTGGGAAGTTGACCCCTCAGAATTAAACGACGGTGTTGGATTGGGGCCCGACGCTTGGTTCGCTCAACAGTTTGGCAGAGGTGGCGCAAGATGATTTCTGTAAATATTCAAAAAGCAAAGGAAATTGCGCATATCATTCGCCGCGATAAGCGTGAAGAAGAGTTCGCGCCTTTGGACAAAGTTATTATGAAGCAAATACCCGGCACAGATGTTGGTGCGGTTGAATCCCAACGGCAAGCCATCCGTGATAAGTATGCGGCCATGCAGATTGAGATTGATGCTGCGCAAGACCCACAAGAGCTTAAAAACATTTTGGGGGTGTGATCTATGACCATATCACGCAATCTAGCAAACACAGGACAGGTTGTTAACACTAGCGGTCAGGTGAGTCTTACTACTGGTGTTTCAGGCACTCTACCCGTCGCAAACGGCGGTACGGGTGTGACTACTTCCACAGGTTCTGGCGATAATGTTTTATCTGTAAGCCCCGTACTTACAACCCCCAATTTGGGCACGCCGTCCGCTGTTAATTTGACAAACGCTACCAGCGTACCACTCAATCAGGGCACCGGTAACTTGGCTGTGGCAAGGTTCAATGGCGGCACAGGCGCATCCATATCTACATTCTGGCGTGGTGATGGTACGTGGGCTGCGGGCGTTTCTGGCCCTACTGGCCCTACTGGCCCTACTGGCGCTACTGGACCTACTGGCGGCCCCGGACCAACTGGCGCCCCCGGACCTACTGGACCTACTGGACCTACAGGCTCACCCGGTGGTACTGGCCCTACCGGACCTACTGGCCCACCGGGACCAAACATTCTTTCAACCAGCGGTTCTGCTCCTTACTGGGCAGCGCGTGTATGGGTGTCGTTCAACGGAACCGGCTCAATTTACAACAGTTCAGGTCTGTCAAGTGTGACCGTAAACGGTACGGGCGACTACACCATGAACTTTTCTACGGCGATGGCAGACGCTTTTTACAGTTGCCACGCAAGTGCAAGCTATGCGTCTTCACAAAGTAGTCGGCAGACATGTGTGAATATGTGCACAGTCGCAGGGCGTTCATCGTTGCAAGCCCCGACAACTACCACACTGCGTTGGACTACATCGGCGGTTGAATCTGGTACGAACTACACCGCTGTTTACAACTTCTTTACCTTGTTCCGGTGATATATGCAAAACACGAGAATCATTTATCAAGGGGGAAACGGGTTGGTTATGCTGGCTCCAGCCCCCGCCTCGGGACTGACAGTTGAGCAAATTGCGCTCAAAGATGTGCCACCCGGCGTGCCTTACAAGGTTGTTGATGTGAGCGATTTACCATCTTCTGTACAGTTTATATCGGCGTGGGAGATTGACCCTGCGTTGTTGAATGATGGCGTGGGTGCCGACTATGGTGTTGGGTCTACCAATGCCGTGATTGGCTGGAACCTTGATGGCACACCTGTTTTGAGGGACGACTCATGATTACAGTTAACATGGATAAAGCAAAACAAATCGCGCACACTTACCGCCGCGAAGCTAGATCATGGGAGTTCAAGCCGCTGGATGCAATGATTGCAAGCCAAATTCCCGGCGTAGATGTTGTGGCTGTTGAAGCACAGCGTCAGGCTATTCGTGATAAGTACGCCGCCATGCAGCAGCAGATTGACGCCGCTACTGCCGTGTCAGAGTTAGAAACTTTACCAATCTACCAACCATGAGTCATTTACCAATCTGGTTTTTAGGCTCTGTGCCGTCTCACCTGTGCGATCAAATCACGCAGGAGCTTTCGGCTATCCCGCCACGGGACGCCGCTATGGGGGTTAACGGGGAACAAATCTCTCATGGCCACCGCAATACTGAAGTTCGGTTTGCCCGTGACGACTATTGGTTTGGTGAAACTATGGAAAACTTTGCTCACGAGTCAAACCACATCTGCAAGTGGGACTACGATATAAAAGGGCGAGAGGCCATCCAGTTCGCCAAATACGGTCCAGAACAGCATTACAACTGGCACGTGGACAACTTTCCGTTGTGCGGTAGGGACACGGATCGTAAGGTCACCGTTGTGTGCCTTCTCAACGACCCCGCAGAATTCACCGGTGGTGACTTCCAAATTCGGCTGTACTCAGAATACACCGCACCTTTAGTCAAAGGCAGCATGATTGCCTTCCCTTCTATCCTTGAACACCGCGTCGTTCCGGTGTTGTCAGGCACGCGCTACTCAGCGACAATGTGGTTTAACGGGCCACGCTTCAGATAAGGACACGATATGTCTTCCAGCTATTCACCAGACCTGCGTATTGAACTCATTGGCACCGGCGACCAAGCCGGTGTGTGGGGCGCTACCACCAACAACAACTTGGCCTATGTGCTTGAGCAAGCAGTCGCGGGTTATGTTTCTGTGGCTGTAGCTTCAGCCAACCAAGCGCTCACTTACATCAACGGCGGCACGTCAGACCCAGCACTTAATCAGGCGGTACACGCAAACCTCGCGCTGACTACCTCCACCGGTGCAAACTTTGCGGTGTACGCGCCACCTGCTTCCAAGCAGTACACAATCTACAACTCATCGCTTTACACAGCTACGATCTACAACTCGACTGTAATTGGCAACACAACTGCGGCTGGTACGGGTGTGGCTATCCCCGCTGGTAAAACCATGACTGTGTGGAGCGACGGTACAAACTTCAGCCAGCAGAACACGCATCTCATTTCCCCAACAATCGCCAGCCCAACGCTGACTACCCCCGCACTGGGTACCCCATCTTCTGGTACGCTGACAAACTGTACTGGTCTTCCTGTATCCACTGGCGTTTCTGGTCTTGGTTCTGGCGTTGCCACTTTTTTGGGTACGCCTTCTAGCGCAAACTTGGCCGCTGCCGTGTCCGATGAAACGGGGTCTGGCGCTTTGGTGTTTGCTAACAGCCCAACCCTCACAACCCCTAACTTGGGCACACCTTCTACTTTGGTAGGTACAAACATTAGCGGTACCGCATCAAGTTTAAGTATTGGCGGCAACGCTGCCACAGCCACCAACCCACAGAGTGGCGGTTCTTTTATTACATCAAGCAACATTGGTAGCCAATCTGTTAACTATGCCACCACTGCGGGTAACGGCGGCGTAACTTCTGTCAACGCAAAAACAGGCGCTGTTCAATCGGTCACCACATTTGGAACCGTCAATACATCCAGCGGCGTAACTGAAAAAGCGTTTACTGGCATACCGTCTTGGGTAACAAGAGTCACGATGACCTTTGTTGGGGTTACACCAAACAATATCGACGCCTTAGTACAGATCGGTTCCGGGTCATACACCACGTCAGGATACACATCAACAGGGCAAACTGTGTATGGCGGTAGTGGGGATACTAGATCAGACACCACTGGATTCCGTATGTACACATACTCTGGATATGTTATGTCTGGACATCTCACACTTGTTAAACAAACAGGGAATGTGTGGACTTGCACGCACATGGTGACATACGACACGATCGGTATTACGTTTGGGGCAGGTTCGGTTTCTCTTAGCGGCGCTATTGATCGAATTCGTTTGACCTCTACTTCGGGGTCAACGACGTTCTCTGGCAACGTCAACATCATGTACGAATAACATGTGGACCCGTTCAGCCTTCTCATGGCAGCACAAGCTACCGTTGCGGCGATCCGCAGCGGCTGTGAGATGCTGTCTCAAGGTAAAGCTGAAATACAAAATGCGAAGGCAACAGTTGAAAAAACCGTCCGCGAAGCAAAGGCTATCTATGCTGAGGTCATCGGTCTTTGGGACTGGATTACCGGGCTATTTGGGATGGCACCGAAACAGGCTGCTCGCAAGACTGATGTTCAGGAACGTGTTCAGCCAAAAACCCCGAGTCGCGTCAACTACAAACCAAAGCCTGTTGAACAGCTGAGTTACGAGGAGTACCAGACCCAAGCCATCCACCAGATTTGCGAACAGCTAAAAACCTTTTTTGAGATAAGACGCCAGTTACAAGAGTACTGCATCCAGCTTGAAGAAGAATCGAAAACCACAACCGACATTGAAGGTGCCGCGCTAGACAGGATTCAGATCGAAATGCAGCTTGAACAGATGACCGTTCAGATTCGAGAGACCATGATCTACACCCCCAAAGAGATCGGGCTCCAGTCAATTTACAGTCGTTTTCTCAAGATGTATGACCAGATTCTGGAAGAGCGTGAGTTTGACAGAGCGTTGAAACGCAAGCAGGAAATTGACGCAAGATGGCAACGCGAGTACCAACAACAACTTCTGGTGGCAAAGCTGGGGTACGCAGTGGTGGTGGGAATGGCCGCGCTGTGGATGACGGCACTGTTTTCCGCTCTATGAAGGAGTTCTACTGGTGGGTACTGATCGTCACATGTTTGATTGCGCTGCTGGGGTTTTCAATCGCGTCAGCGTTGTTCTCGTACCAACAAGTGCGCAAAGCCGAAGCCATACTCCAGCGTGCCGAGCAGCTTGAGAAGAAACAGAAACCAAAACTTGAACCTAAACCTGATAAGGACGAATAAATGTTACCAATCGTTGCTGGCATCGTAGCCAACCTCATAAACAACGGGATGCACAAAGTTGCCGATCAGGTGATTGAAAAAGGCGTTGATGCCGTGCAAGAGAAGCTGGGCATTGAGCTAAAGCCTGAAGGCGAAGCCACACCCGAGTACAACGCCAAGCTGCAAGAAGAGGCCAACCGTCATTCTGAGTTTATGGCTGCATTGGACGAAAAGTCTGCGCAGCGCGCTACCGACATGCAGATGATGGCCATGCAGTCAACCGACACTATGATTCGCCGCTTCCTGTACTACTATGCTTGGTACTGGGGCGTTTTTGCTGGTTTGTACTTCTTTGCTGTATCGTTCTTGCCCGTCGAGAACAAAAACCGAGACTTCATCAACATCATCTTGGGTTTCCTGATCGGTACTGCTGTGCCAGCGATCATTGCATTCTTCTTCGGTCAAACCAACAAGAGCCGCGAAGACACCATGAAACAGATGAAAGATATGGCAAAGGGTGACAAATGACGCCAGACATCGCTGACCTCCAAGCAGCCAAAATCAAAAACCCCGAAAAGTGGCTTGATGCCGTAGTGGCTACCTGCCAAGAGTTTGAGATCAACACCCCCCAGCGCGTTGCTGGGTTCTTGGCGCAAACCAGCCATGAGTCAGGCGGCTACACCATGCTGTCTGAGAATCTTAACTACCGAGCCGCTACGCTAGCTGCGTGCTGGCCCAACCGGTTTGCTGTCCTTGGTGCAGATAAAAAGCCCATCAAAGAGAACGGTAAGTTAGTGCCCACTGCTGTGGCAAACAGCATAGCGGGTAAGCCGGAGCTTATCGCCAACCTTGTGTACTCGTCTCGTATGGGCAACGGACCAGCTGAGTCTGGTGAAGGGTGGAAATTCCGTGGCAGGGGTCTTAAACAGTTGACTGGAAAATTTAATTATGAAAAGTGTGGGCAAGCATTGGGCGTTGATCTTGTGGGCAATCCTGATTTGCTCCTTGAACCTATTTATGCCGCAAGAAGTGCTGGATGGTTTTGGAAGTCGAATAATCTTTCATCTTTCGCAGACGCCAACGACATCAAAGGCATGACCAAGAAGATCAATGGCGGTTTGATTGGGTACGAGCAACGCCAAGCGTTGTACGATGCGTGCTATGGACAGTGCCGCGCCTAAGTAGGAAAATACTGCTATGCCGTTACAAAAACTTCAATTCCGCCCCGGTGTCAACCGCGAAGGCACAACTTTAGCCAACGAAGGTGGCTGGTTCGAGTGCGACAAGATTCGCTTCCGTTCGGGCTTTCCAGAAAAAATTGGTGGCTGGGTTAAAGACACGGGCACATACTACCCAACCGAACCTATTGGTACGTTTGTAGCAGACGGTACGGAAAGCGCCGCCGCACCTACCACAGGCTCATATTGGGGCGTGTGCCGTTCTATGTGGAATTGGATTACCTTGGCAGGGCAAAACTTGCTTGGCCTTGGCACTAATTTGAAGTTTTATATCCAGAACGGCCCCAACGGTTATTTCTATGACATCACCCCCATTCGTGATACCAACGCTGGTATTACTAATGCGTTTACTACTGTCAACGGCTCAACAACGGTAACAGTTAACGACCCCGGGCACGGTGCACAAACCGGTGACTTTGTGATGATCTCCGCAGTTGGCGGCGCAATTAATGGTATTCCTGCCGCCGCGTTAAACCGTGAATTTCAGATCACATATTTGAACAGCAACCAGTACAACATCACTGTAAGTTCCCCCGCCACCTCTGGCAGCACCACAGGTACAGCCACTTTTACTTACCAGATCAACACAGGTTTGGATACATACACCGTGGCTACTGGCTGGGGCGCCGGTACTTGGGGCGGTGTGGTGGCTGGTTCCGCAACTACTACTCTGAACGGTACGATCAACTCTAGCGCCACATCTATTACCCTCACTTCAGCCGCGTCATTCTCTGCATCTGGCACTATTGTGATTGATACCGAGTCCATCACATACTCAGGTAAGTCAACAAATACGCTTACTGGCTGCGTTCGTGGCGCAAATGGTACGACTGCGGCGGCGCATACTTCTGGTGCTACTGTTACACAGGTCGCATCCACTTGGAACGGTTGGGGTATCGCTGCCGCTAACTCCGGTGTCGGGCAACAACTTCGTCTCTGGAGCCAAGCCAATTACGGTCAAGATTTGATATTTAACCCACGTGGCGGCGGCATCTACTACTGGTCTACTAATAACAACATCAACACGTTTGATCGCGGGCAACTTCTTGTTGCTGGCAGTTCTATCACTGTGCGTGGGTCATCTGTGGCAATCGACTCAACATGCCCGTCCGTAGCCAACATTGTTATGGTGTCAGACTCGTCGCGTTTCGTAATTGCTATGGGTACAAACGACCCAACGGGCGCGTACGCCACCACCACACAAGACCCCTTGCAGATTCGTTGGTCGCAACAAGAAGAGTTCTACACATGGACGCCCTCGCCTACCAACCAAGCCGGTGACTACCGCCTGAGTAACGGCTCAGAGATCATTGGCGCTATGCAGACCCGCCAAGAGATTTTGATTTGGACTGATGCCGCCTTGTACTCAATGCAGTACCTTGGCCCCCCATACGTTTGGGGCTTCCAGATCATGGGTAGCAATTTGTCTATTGCTGGTCCCAACGTCATGGCTACAGCCAACAACGTGACCTACTGGATGGGCGCAGACAAGTTCTATATGTACTCTGGCCGTGTGGAAACACTGCCATGCTCTTTGCGGCAGTATGTGTTTGACGATATTAACTTGGTGCAGTCGTACCAATTCTTTGCTAGCACCAACGAAGGCTACAACGAGATTTGGTGGTTCTATTGTTCAGCCAACAGCGACACAATCGACAAGTATGTGGTGTTCAACCACCTTGAGCGTACTTGGTACTACGGCACACTGGCCCGCACTGCTTGGTTGGATAGCCCCCTGCGTGAAGTGCCAATGGCGGCTGGCTATAACGGTCAACTGATTTACCAAGAGACAGGTAACGATGACGGCACTACAACACCTGCTTCGCCTATCGAGGCTTACGTGCAGTCCTCTGACTTTGATATTGGTGATGGCCATAATTTTGGTCTTGTGTGGCGTATCATTCCTGATGTAACCTTTGACGGCTCTGATACAGCGGCCCCTTCATTGGACTTCACTGTGCGCCCACGCCAGAATCCCGGCACAAACTACGGCAGCTCTGATAGCCCAACAATCACCAGTGGCAATAACTATTCTGGTCAGCGCGTATACAACGTGCAGCAGTTCACTGAGTATGCCTACGTGCGCATCCGTGGACGTCAGATGGCGTTCAAAGTTAGCTCCAATGACCTTGGCGTTGCTTGGCAGCTCGGTACTCCGCGCCTTGATGTGCGCCCAGATGGACGTCGTTAATGGCTACAACAGCCCGCAATCAACTACAAACGGTTTCGCCGCCGCGTCTACCTGCGGCACCGGTTGAGTACAGCCAGCGTTATGGTGACGACCTCACCAACGTGCTTCGTTTGTATTTCAACCAGCTCAGTAATGGGTTGGCTGCACTGTTGGCACCAGAAGGCGGTAAGTACCTTAACAACGTATACGCCGCAGTTCAAAACACTACGGACATTAGCTTTACCGCCAACACTGCAACGCAGATTGTTTTTCCGACAACGGACTTCATCAACGGTGCAACTAATACTGGGCTCGACGGTATCAAAGTACTGCAAGACGGCATTTATAACTATCAGTTCAGCGTGCAGTTTAAGAACACCGACACTTCTATCCATTCCGCATGGATTTGGTTGCGCGTAAACGGCGTGGATATTGCCGGTACCGGCAGCAAGTTTGATGTAATTTCTTCCCACGGTGGAACGCCCGGTTTTGTTATTGGGGCCGCTAACTTCTTTGTTCAGTTGCGCGCAAATGACACGGTTGAGATGTGGGCGGCTGTCAGTAACACTGCTGTAACTTTTGATTCCACTACAGCGTCTACCTCCCCCTTCACCATGCCTGCGATCCCTGCGGTCGTGGCAACACTTTCATTTGTGTCTTCTATCTTGACATGATAGACTTCGTCAACCCCTAATTTGCGAGGCTTTATGGGCTTTCTTTCTTCACTTTTACCTATGGCAGCCGGTGCGGCATCGACCTATTTCACTGGCAACCCGTATCTTGGTATGGCGCTGGCTGGCGGGGTGACTGCTAAAAAAACAGGCAGTTTACAGCAGGGTATGTTGGCGGGTCTTAGCGCCTACGGCGGGGGCCAAATAACAGGCGGTTTGATGGGTGCTGGCTCGGCTGAACTTGGTAAAACAGCAGTCGCAAATGCGGCTGAAGAGGCCACCAAACAAGGCTTAACCGGTGAAGCTTACAACCAAGCAATGCAAAACAGTGTTGCTGACAAAATGGCGGGCCTATCAAACTGGGACAAACTTAGCGCGGGATTCGCTAATCCATCTACGGCAGTTACAGCAATGGGTGGCGGTTTAAAAGCAGGCATGGCTGGGTTGGCAGCTCTTGCCCCCGCGATGGCGGTGACCCCACAGCCACAGACGCAGGCAGGCGACAGCACAATGCCACAGCGCTTGCGCTACGATCAAGGTACAGCTACACCCCTACCCGCACCCGATGTGCCCGGCTACGACAATCTGGGCCAAGACTTTGGACGTCAGCAAAGTTATTTCCCCAATGCCGGATACAGACAAATTTCCCCAGAAGAAGCCAAATCCATTCGTGGGTATGCAGGGGGCGGTCCCGTTGAACAAATGTCAAATGCAAATGCCGTGGGTATGAACACTGGCTACCCTCAAGCTGACATTAGCGGGCACGCATACGCAACTCCTTGGCAAACTCCTGTAAGCCAAAACGTGGTGGCTGGCACTGCTGACACTGGAGTAAACCGCATGAGCGGTCAGATGTTGGCTGATGGCGGTATGGCTTACGCCGCAGGCGGTAACGTTCAGTTGCAAGGCCGTGTTGATTTCGATGGCAACCCTGAAGGCGGCCAGTTTGGTCAACTTGCTCGCCAAATGAATCAGGGCGGCGGGATGATGGGTCAGCCCGGTCCTTTTACTGGGAACAACAACGCCACGGCAGCTTCTGGTTTAAACGAAGCGCAGCAGGCAGCTGCGGCAGGTCTTGGTAGCCTTAATTTTGCATTTGCTGGAGGTGGCCTTTCTCACCTTGGCGATTACTCTGACGGTGGGCGTCTATTGAAGGGTCCCGGTGACGGCGTGTCTGACTCTATCCCAGCAGTGATTGGGCGTAAACAGCCAGCTCGTTTGGCTGATGGTGAATTTGTTGTGCCTGCTCGTATCGTTTCTGAATTGGGCAACGGCTCGACAGAGGCTGGCGCTCGTAAGCTTTACGCAATGATGGACCGTGTGCAAGCCGCTCGTGGTAAGACCGTAGGCAAGGGTAAAGTGGCTAAGAACAGCCGCGCTGATAAATACCTGCCCGCATGACGATAACGTATCAAACTGAAGACCCGGGCGACTTCATTGACGCCCTCAGGGAGATACTGCCGTCACACTACGAAGAGCTTTGCCCCTGCAAGGACTTCCCTCTAGCCCCAGATTACGAAGCGTTTGGACGAATGCACGTGGCTGGCATGTTGCGCTGCATCACGGTTAGAGAGGATAATCAGCTTATTGGTTACGCAATTTTTATTGTGCAACCACACTTACATTACAGAACTTGCTTGACTGCCTTTGAGGATATTTATTATCTGAAGAAAGAGTACCGCAAGGGACGTGTGGGACTCCGTCTGTTCCAGTTCGCAGAAGACGTGCTTAAAAAAGAAGGGGTGAACCGTGTCATCATGCACACAAAGGTTTTCCTCGACAATTCTCGTTTGTTTGAATATCTTGGGTACACATTTACCGACAAGCTATTCTCGAAAGTTTTGAATACGGAGCCACTATGAGCTACTCTCGCAGACAACTCTATGCTATGGGTGAACCCCTTGGAGACAGCGCTACCTACCGCAAAGCGGATGGCGGCATGGTTCTTGGCGG